GTCTTTTGTCATGAAAGATTCTGTTATATATTTTTAATAATGCTGATTGTTCTGTTGTTCCTATTCTATTGTTGATGTGATTGAATATTGCTTTTAATGTCATGTACTCTTCTTCAGTTAAGCATTCTGGTTTAGAGTAAGGAAATAATTTATTTAGTTTTTCCTTGCGTGCTTCACAGCCACAATCCATACCTAATTTATCAAATATGTAATTGGTAGCTTTTTTAATTCCTATTGCTTTGGTTATCTTTTCTACTGTATCTCCAAGTCCTTTACTTTTCATATAATTTTTTTTTTATGTTTTTCTTTGCTCTTTTAATTGTGTTGTATACAGTTACATGTCCTAATCTTGTTTCCTTTGCCAACTTTCTAATGCTGTTAAATTGCTTAACATAAAGTGTGAATAGTTTTCTATCAAACCAATACATACCATTTAATATTTCTATTACTTTGTTGTTAAACTCTTCTATGTTATAATCATCTTCTTGTATTATGTTTTTAATAGTAGCATTTTCATCTTTTGGTAATTTGTTTTCATTGTTAGCTGTATGCTGTATGATCCGTAATAAAGTTCTTTTAATAATTCCAAAGTGTGGTTTATCATTTATTATTAATTGTTGTATTTCTAATTTGCCTTCTTCTACTTGATCATAAAGCTTAATATACATTTCTTGTACAATATCTTGTACTGCTTTCTTGTCTTTGTTATATAATAAATTTTTAGCAATCTCACAATAGTTATTATGAAATAATGCTAAATGTTCTAATAGATTATTTTTGTCTACCTTCTTCAATTTCTATTAATAAATTTACAAAGTCATCTAATTCTAAAGCAATGTAATCTCTTTCATGGTTTTTAGTAAAGCATACTACAGGCATCTTTGCATTACCTAAACAATCATTTCTGCTTTGCTCAAGTGCTTTCCAAATGTTTAGCTTCTCTTGGTTCTTGCATTCCCAGTTAAACTCTGATAATATAGATTGATCATCAATACATAGTATATCACCTTTCATGCTTAGCCCACCACTATTGGGTGTTCTTCTAATATTAGCATCAAGTCTTTCTGCAAGAAACTTAGCTACTTTAAGTTCAAATCTTTTGCCTTTTTTATTAGCGTTCATTCTTATGTATTTGGAAATGTTCTCTAACTGCTGCACCTAAATCTGCATTATTAGGATATATAGCACATAGATATTTAATACCATTAACTACAGGTTCATAAGGATGGTCATAAACCTCTTTAGTTTGTCTTAATTCATTTAGTGTTCTTTTCTTTGCCATTTTAATCTTTATTAAATAAATAATGTGTAAGTAACCCTGCAAAGAAGGATACTATACACACCATGAATACTATATAATAAATATATTGTAAATTCATACTATACAAATTTAATAAATTTTTGTTTAAGTTTTTTGTTCTGCCTGTATGCCTTAACATTGTTTTGTTCAGCTATAAGGTTTTTCTTTCTTAAATCATCAAGTGCAGCTTGTAAATAAACTATAGTAGAATAAGCATCTGTTAATGTATCTAACGCTTCTAATTTGCTATTGGTTGCTTTTTCTTTAATGTTTTCTCTTGCTTGTAACATAAGTATCTGCAACTTGTTCTTTGTAATTGTTATATCTATTGTATCCATTATTGCTTTTTATCTTCCATATATAATAATTCATCACCTAACTTTTTATCAAGTGTTTTAATTAATCTATATATAATTAAACTTCTTCTTTTAGCTTCTGCCTTTTCTTCTTGTGTGCTATCAGTACCTAAGTTTGCATACAGGTTGCAATCAATTCTTAATAGTTCATCTATCTTTTGTTTATCTGTCCAACTTTTATAACTCATAAAAGTATCTATGTTATCATATCTATATTTCATTGTTTTTTATTTAATGCATTAATACCACCAATGGTAAATCCTAATCCTTTATTATAATCAAACCTTAAAGGTTCATTTAAAGCTGTAGGTTGTCCACCAGTTTCTTTGTCTTTTATTTTATACACATGAACTTCTGTCAAGTGCCATAATTCTTTATGTGTTGTTAATCTGTGTATGCAAATTAAATTATCTACCCTATTTGGAAACACCTGTCCTCCCTCGCAGTCAGCTTTTCTTGGTGCTTGTATGTGTCCATTCAGCTGATGATCTTGAGGGTATACTCTTCTTGCTGCTTCTGTTTGTGGATGCATACTTAAAAAAATAGATTTATTTGTTTTATTACAAAACTCTCTCATGTCATTACACACTTGATAATTTCTTTCAAATTGTGCTATTCTTCTATCATGGTTCAGTCCTGTGTAAGGATCAATTAAACAGCCATCAACATCCATATCTTCAAATATCTTTAATAGTTCTTTATGATTGTATAGTTTTTTATTACTAACAAATTTAAAGTACTTACTGATTAAATTATTGTAGAATGTAACATTAACTTCTTTTAATGGTTGTCCTGTCCAGAATTGTATTATATCTCTTTTAAGTTGTCCTGCATGGTTTTCACCTGACCAAATAACCCACTTTAATTTATGTAGTTTACTTAGTGCTGTTAAGTACCATATCATAAATGAAGTTTTGCCTACATTATCTAAACCTAAAAAAATATTAAAGTTACCTTTCTTATATACAAAATTATTATCTAATAAGCATTTAATACCAATACCTTTTTCAATCTTATCATTCTTAAAAGCATTTAAGTATTGTAATGTGTAATCATCTTTTAGCAGCATCATCTAATATTTTTTGTACTTCATTATTAACTGCTAACACATTATCACCTTTATATTTATCTTTTCTTATATTATCTTTTCTTAATGCTTTAGCCCTGCTTAAACCCCCCTTTCTACCATTGCTTACATTTCTTTTGTGTTCTTTTAATCTTTCTGCATATTGTTCATCTAACCATTTTATTTTTATCTTGTCATTATCTATCTTAAGTAGTTGACTATCAAGTAGTTTAGTCCAATGTTCTGGCACTAATGATTTTATTTGTTCTCTGCTTACATTACATTCTTTGCTCCAGTAGTAGCAGCATATCTTCATAAATGCACCTTGCACATCTAAATCCATAAACATAACTGAACCTGTTATCCATTGGTTAGGAAAAAATTTAAAGTATGGTAGTTCTTTCATTCAAAATAAATTAAGTTGTTTTTTGTTAATATTTTTCCAAATAATTTTACAATCAGGTCTGCCGTCTTTTTTAATATTTAATCTACATACATCTTCACCCCATAATTCAATCATCCGTTTAGTAGCAGTTAATTCATTATCCCTGTTGTCATACATATCTTTTAGCCCACCTTCATTACTTCCGTTTTTAGGAGCTCCAAAGGCACTTAAAGTATATCTTTTTACATTATAGCCAGCCTTGATAATTTGCATTGTAAAATCCCTGTCCTCTTTTAAATTAACATAAGGTCTATATTTTATTTCTTGCTCATGGCAAACTCTAGTATTTATACAAACGCAAACGTCATTATAACTGTTTAAGACATAATCTTTATTAGCACACCAAGCAAATTGTTGATACTCTAAAGAAATTTGAGCTGTTTTACTATCTATGATTTTTTCAGCTTCAAACAACGCCTTATTATCTTTTATTAATTTGCTTCCTTCTCTTCTATAAAAATTATTTATATCATCATCAATCATCCAAAACCAATCCCAGCCCATTTTATAGGTAATTTGTAAACAATAATTCCTAACATAACTGATCCCTTTATCGTTTTCTGGTAAAATTATAAAATTATAATGTTTTAAATCTTCGTTTTGTGAATATAATTCATGTTCTTGTTTTTCAACAACTATAAATAAATTAGATAAATTACCTAACAACAATGCTGTTTTACATTTATCTGCTCTTCCTTTAGAAGGTATTAATATAGGTTTCATAATTGTAATGTTAATTGATTAATACTATAACTTGGTGCAATTTTATTAGCTTTACTTACAGGCAAAAGAAAGCCAGCTTCGCTACCTTTTTCGTGTTTTACTACTTTAGTAAATACTTTATTTTCTTTTTGAAAGTTTTGTAATTGTTTGCAAGTAAATATCCAAAATTTGCTTTCATCTCCTATTATATAAAGCCAACTGTTATCGTCTTTATAAATGCCCCAGCCAATGGTTTTGTGTCCATATATTTTATTTGTGCTAATAAATAGGTTTCCAGTTTCTTTAAACCTTTGGTCATTTTTTATTTCTATGCCTTGAGCATTTTCTCCTATAGGTTGTTTTTTTAATGGGTTTTTTTTACAGCTGATATTTTTTTCTCTTAATAACCAGTCATATATTTTTTCTTCAAATTCAAGACCCTTTTCTAATTTATTTTTTGTTTTCATAATTTATAGTTTATTTTGTTTATATTTTTAAATATCCGTGATATTTCATTTTTAAATCTTCAAGTTGTTGGGTAGGTTGTTTGCATTTAAACATATTTTCACGATAGTACAATACAAAACTAATACGAAATATTTCATCAAAACCCTCACGAAGTTTCATTTCAGTATTTCCGTGCCACTTATGTACGTCAACAAAAAGTGCGTCAGTAGTTTGTACGTCAACACCTATTCCGTACTGCGGCAAAACAAAATAACCGCCTTCATAACTTTTGTCATTAAATACTATTAAATTACCAAATCCATCACGAAAATCTCCGCTGTCTTGGTGTACAGCTGTCCTAAAAGTTTTATTGACCGTAACTGTAGTGAAAGACGTGTTAGGGATTTTATAATTTATATTTGTTGCGTCTGCTAATGCTCTTTGCTTTTTATAATGATTAGGGCATAATTGTTCATATAATTTATCAACGTATTCTATAAAAGGAATACCAGATTTAAAAAGTTCATAGTTTTCTTTACCAAAATTAGTCAATCTACAATAACGAACCATTGCTGAACTATCCATATAACCTACATTGCCGCTTGTTACAAAATTTCCGACTGTAGTGTTACTAACAGAACCATCTTTTCTAACTCTTTTTTTGCTTGCCCCACTTGCTGCACCCCTTCCTTCAGTTTTTTGCAGTGAACCTTTAAAACTTTCATAACCTAATTCAACTATGTCATAAGGAATTATATTTTTACGAAATTTTAAAAGTAAATTATTATAATTGTCATACACGTCAACATCATAGTCAATTAAGGTTTTTATATAACTTTCATCAACATATTTAGTTTTTAATTTAGCTGCTTTGTCGTCATTAAATAATTTATTGACTTTTAATTTTTTCACATTCATTTCTAAAAATTTTTAATATTAAATCACATCTATTAGCTTTTTTATAATTATCACCCCAATAATGTTTTATTAATAGTTTAGTCATAATATCAAGTTCTTTTTTTTCTTGTTCGCTATAATATAATAAAACTTGTTGAGGGTAATTATGGTCTATATCACTTTCGTCATTTTCTAAAAAATCTTCGAAAGAAAATAATTCATTTTGTTCATACATAATACGCGTGGTTTTTTTTGTTATAATCATTATAAGCCTCTATTTCAGATTGGCTTAACCTGTCCCAAGTATAAACACCATCAAAGGTAAATGAACAAGCACCCAACCCTTCATCTACCTTTTTAGGTGTTATGTTATCAAAGTACTTATATTTTTTTTTAATTGGTTTATATTCTCTTGCCAATCTTTCAGGTCTAATATTTAATTCTTTAGCTATCTCTGGAAGTGTAAAACCTTCCATTAATAAACCTTGTATGACTGACATAGTCAAACCCCTTTTCAATAAGTAATTTGATTCTTCCATCATCTTTAAAATGGTAAATCATTAGAAGATTCTTTCTTCTCTTCTGGTTGCCAAGTATCTACACTAATAGATACATCTTTACCATATTGATCAGCTTCATCTTTTAAGTTAATGTTTAGTTTTATAAACTTATTACCGTTATACTCTTGTATGTGTTCTCTTAGTTTTTCAGGATTAATAGTTACTTTTAACCACTTTTCATTCATTACTTTACCGCTACCGCAGTATATTGTTTTATCTTTCATTGTTTTTTATTTTAAATTAATATTTGCTCTTCAATTTCTATATCTATAATGTCATTACTATAACCTACTGGTTTACCATTCCAATTGTTGTATTTGTCTACAAGATTACAATATTCAATATAACCCTGTGATATGATGTTGTATCCTAATCTATACACCTGTACATTGTATGGTGATATAGTTTCTACTGCAATAATATAATAATCAGCATCATCATAGTTTTCTAAATACATAGCTGCTTGGATTTTGTAGTCATTGTATATTAAATCTCTCTGAAACCTTTTACCAGCATCTGTAGTAGTTTTAATATCACATACTATAGTTCTACCATCTATTTTACTTTCAAGGTCTACAAACCCTTTAAAATCAATTCCAGCATGATTCCAGGTTACTTCCTTTTCAGTATGTACTTTGTTTTGCATTAGGTTTTTAAAGATAGGGTTTTGTAAAGCATTTTTAGCAATAGCATTAGCATCATCTAATTCAGAAAGTTTTATGATCTGCTTATCTTGATTAACTGCTTTAAACTCTTGCCAATCTTTGCCTGCTCTTCTTGCGCCAGTAAATATAGCATAATCATCATTAAATGAATCTGGTTCTAATAGTAGCTTATGAATAATACTACCAAACCACATAGCATCAGTAACTTTTGTTTTACCCTCCCAATACTTTAGTAAGTGGTTAGGTGATTTCTTTAAAGCACACAATGCACTATAACTTAATCTATTCTTTTTCATTTTCTTTTATTTTAGATTCATAAAATTTTTTGATTGCTTCATTCCATTGCTTTTCTATTTGTTCTTTTTCTTTAACTAGTTCAAGCAACTTTTGATATTCTGATTTTATTTCTTGTATCATGATTTCTGGTTTTTAATTGCATTAGCTACTTCATCTGCACTTGCTACTGATTGATCTACACCAACACCAAAGTTTCCTAATGCTCTACCCCATGCAGAAGTTTCACAGTTTTCTATGAATGAAGTTTTATTTATAAATGTGCTATTTTGTTTCTCATGTGCATAGCCACTTGCTACCTCAACATCTTCATTGTTTTTTAAAGACGCTCTAATGATTACACCATTTTCATTTAGGTGTGTTATTTCACTTGTTAAGCTGTATCCTGCAAAATGTTCTCTAAAGTATTTTAATCTTTCATTTACAGTAACGTACTGCTTACCCTTTATGTTTACTGTTTTTAAATTCATAATTTTTGATTTTAGTTAATTGTGTTATTATTTTATTGATTCTTTGTTCATCATACTGATATCTAAGTTCTTTCCACTTTTCACCAATTTCTTTAGTTTCATCTATTAATCTATCAAATCTATGTCTGTGTATTTCAATGTCATTGTTAGTTAATTCAAACTTGGTTATTATAGTTTTGTTCCAGTTTGCTTGTCTTATTATCTTTCTTAATCTAAAGTGTAAAGAAGTATAATAATAGTATGCTTGCCATTCTTCCATTTCTTGCAAGTATTTATAGTAATTAATTATTTCCATTGTATTGTTCCATTAATTCTAATAGTACTTCAGAATATGACCTTCTGCCATTAGTTCTGCATTTCTCTTGAAACTCAAGCAATGTTTCTATTTTGCTTGCAGGCACATAAAATGTGCGTGTTGTATAGTTTATTGTTTTCATAATTGTTTAAAGTTATAAATTTAGTTTGTATTTAATATACTTTGTAGTATACCACAAAATCCATACATAAATCGACTTATTATTTGCCCATCTACCATCTTTGTAGATTTTCCATGCATACTTGATGTTTCTTAAATATACTTTCATAGTTTTTAGAATAAAATTTTTGTTAATCTTCTTTTTTATAAATTTTAAAATTAAATAAGTTCAATGAGATAGAAGCTACTTAAAGCTCTTATGTTTTCCGTTGTTTTACTTTGGGTTATGCTCGGTCAATAGCCACTTACGATTCTTTACTTGCTTCTTTGTTTCCTTCCGATATACCATTTTAAAGGTAGTAAAGCCACTTGCCTCGCTTGGGTATGCTATCTTTTCACAGAGCTTAATCTATCAGCGTTTTAATAAAGTGTTTGTACCGCTACAAACTACACTAAAAAAAGTGCATATATTTTTATTCGGTTTTACTTTATTAAACTCTCCTGCCAAGATGTGCGTCATAGTGTCCAATAAACTCAACTTTGTTTTACCAACTATCTCAAAGAACTTGCGTAAATATATATATAATTATAATACAAAATACAAAACACACTAAAAAATTTATTAACAATTAAATGTTAAAAAAGGTGTGTTAACCTTGCAACCTGTCCATGTTGCTTATGAAATATGAAAGATTCTATAGCTAAATTACTTGAAGATTGATAGCCAGACTTATGATGCCAAGCATCAGCACCTGATGGTGAACGCAGTGATTCTAAAGTTACACCTACAAAATCATTTTTATGTTGCACTTTGTGATGTATATGCTGTGTAAACATATATCTGTATTTAGTTTCTGACCACCACTTGCACTCATCTGCCATTATCATAGGCAGTAGGTTCCATTTAATACCATCACCATGTGTACTACTTATTAATGTTTTACCATACTTAAAGTATTTACGCATAGTTAAGTCATTGTTCCAACTTACATTACTACATAAACTAAAATGTGCTTTTAATACTTCACTCATTAGCCATCCTGTAATATGATCATGATTACCACTTGTGTACATAACTTGTACATCAGCAACTTCTAACAGCATTTCTATAACCTCAACCATTAACCTTTTAGCTATCATGAAATGATCTGAAAACAATCCATCCATATCTTGTAGTGTTCCTTTAGTAGTAGTTTTAAATCCATCTACATGTAATAAATCACCAGAAAGCAATAATACAACTTGATCTATATGAAACCCTTCAGCTTTTTTAATACACCCTCTAACACCCTCTAAAGTGCGTTGTACAGCTATTTGATTGTTATACTCTACACCACTAACAAAACTTCTGCATAATTTACCAATATGAATATCACTTGGACAACAGAAAAACAAATGTGGTTCAATTACTTTAGGCCTATCTATCTTCTTATAATGAGGTGCATACTCCTTAATCTCTTCAATAAGTTCATTAAATAGTTTCTTGTAATCTTGTTGTTTGTGATCAGGATTCTTAAAATATAAACTTGCTTCCTTTGACTTTATCCAACCACTATGTACATCATTAACATTTAAACCCTGTGATTGAGCTTCTTCTTTTATTCTTCTGTACTTGTGTATTATCTCTGCTTCATCCTGTGTTAACCTGTATCTTGGATTACCAGTATCTTTGAATCTTTTGAAGTGGTTTTTTTTCCTGCTCACTTTTTATAAAGTGGTTTAATACTAATCTTTTTTTTTAGCTATGCTTCCATAGTAATAGCCAACTATAGATAAAACTATACCTTCTACAATACCTGTGGTGTGTATCATTAGTTCTTTGTTGTGTTCAGGTACTGTTATAAATACTATTGCAATAATCAAAAATACAAATGCAAATAAACCTACTGCACCTGTTATATTCATCATCCAATCTTGTGCGCCTGCCTTCATCATTTCTACCTCTCTGGTTCTTGCACTATCTCTATCTTTTACTTCTAAGTTGTATAACTCTACTAATTGTGCATGCATCTGTGCCTTATCTTCTGCTGATAAATCAGGTTCACCATCTATAAGGTTTTTAATAATACCAAGAGTTCCATTTTCAGGCAACACCTCTCCAACTATTTTTAAAACATTTGGTGCTTTCTCTGCTAAAAACTTTCCTATTTTACTATCTTTAATTTTATTCATCTTTATACTTGTTTTGTGTTCTTTTTTTAGCATTTAGAATTAATCTTTCTTCCATCTTAGCAATCTTAACTCTCAAATGTGTATTCTCTTTTATTAGTTCATCAATCTTTTTCTCTAAACCATCAATCTTGTTCTTAAGCTCTTCAATTACTGCTGTTTGTAGATTGTCTTGCCTTTCTTCTTTCTTGGCATTAATATCTATCTTCTGCTTTAATATCTGCCAAACTTCTTTAATTCCAAGCACACCTAACAATGAGGTTACCAACATAAGTAGATTATGATCATCCATTTTAACTTTCTTTACTATCATTTGATTTAACTTTATATCCCTCTGGCTGAAATTCAGCATATTCTTTTTGTACATCAAAACATGGACAGGCCTTGTTAGCAAACTCTTTATGACCATGTAAACTTGCACTTGGATAAATGTTTTTAAGTGTTTTAATTAACTTAATTAATGCATTCTTTTGCGCTTCTGTTCTTGTGTCTTTTGCTCTTTTGTTTTTGCTTAATCCACCAATGTAACATATTCCTATAGAAGTAGAATTTTCTCCTTTTGTGTGAGCACCTTTTCTTGCTACAGGTCTTCCTGCCTCTATCTTTCCATCTAATCCTATAACATAGTGATAGCCAATGTCTGACCACCCTCTGTCTCTTACATGCCATCTTTTAATAGTAGCAGCACTTATGTTTTGCCCTTCTATAGTTGCTGAACAATGAAATATTAATTTTTTTATTTCTCTCATCTTCCTTGTCTTTTATATGGTTTTACATAATTCTTACTGCTCTTGCACTTGCTCATTTTACTTTTAGCATGCACTCCTCTTCTCCTCTTTTTAGGTTTTTCTATTCTTGTGTAACTATTCCTCATTTGGTTCTTCAGGTGTCCATTCAGGTGTACTTAACAATTCAAGTGCCTCTGCGTGGTTTAAAGTTGCTAATGGTGTTAATCTACCATTACTAATAAAAGAAGGTGTTACATTGTAGCTAATTAATGCTTCTGTGTTTGCTATGTTTCTTCTCATAGTTTGTGAACTTGTTGTATTTACTTGGCTAAAGTCCACTAATGATGTTTGTGTGTCTATGTCTATTTTAATGTAAGTTGCCATTTTATTTTTTGTTTACTAATTTAATAAATATTTTTTAAGGTGTATCTTCTACTCTTGCTGTTTCACTCATATTAATACTCCAACTATTGTTACTACTGTATTTAGTGCTTCCTTCTAAATTCTCTGGAATTGAGTTATTAGTACCTACTCCATTTGCAGAACTTCTGGGGCTGTCTCCTACTATTGCATCTACTCCAGCATTTGCACTTGTTCCATCATTACTTCCAATTAAGTCCCTACATATATAGTTAGAACCATTAAAGAAACTATTACTTCCTAAAGTCCACCAAGCTATTGGGCTAGGATTAAAATTAGATAAATCACTTGGTACACCACTGTTATATAGTTTTAGAACTTCTGTAGATGTTAACTCTTTATTAAATAGTGATAGATTACTTATTTCTCCATCCCAATATCTATCTAATATGCCACCAAATCTTCCAATATTTAAATTACCATCTTGGTTAGTTAGAGTAGTTGGTATTGTTCCGTTTATTGTTAATGAAACAGAAGAACTATCAATATAACAAACAACAGTTCCAGAGTTATAAGTAAACACAGCATTATGCCAAGTGTTTTCACTTAAAATAGTAGATGTTTTAACCCAGTTACCACCTCCATCACTTGTTGCTTTTATAAAGAAATATAAAGCATAATTACTGCCAGAAGCATCTATTGTTTGTAAAGCAAAATGTCCAAAAGGTGAATTATTATAATGCCAATCAGATACAATAGTTCTGTCACTAGCAGCAGTATCTAATTTAAACCAACAAGATAATGAAAATTCTGATAAACCATTTAAATAAGAAGCACTACCACAATTTATATAATCATTAACACCATCAAAATTAAAACTGTAACTATCATAAGGTACAGCTCTTGTCAAATCACTTAAAACTAAATTAGCTGAAGTCATACCTGAACTCTCACCATTTAATGCAGAAACATTATTGTTTACTAAATTTTGTTCTGTCATTCCTGAACTTGTTCCTGTGTTGCCATTTCCTGAAGCATCTGGTACACTCCAATTAGTTGAGAATGTAGCTGTGTTATCAAGTTTAGCCCATAGTTTTAAGTTATCAGTGGCTATAGCAGTTGTTAAAGGTACTCCGTTGTTGTATAGTGTTTCTACTGAATCTGTTCCTGTTGCTGGTAGTGCTGAATCCCATAGTTGAATATTTGAAGTTTGATTATTTACATCTAAACCTAATATTTTGTTAAAACTAAAATCATCTCCTGCAAAAGATGTTGTTGTATGTAACAAAGAATTATTTACATAAAATTTGATTGTTGTTGTTTCTCTTACTATTACTATATTATTCCATTGATTTAATGGCATAGAAATAGATGGTTGAGAATTAGTATAATTATTAGTATAGTAGTAAATTTTATTAGGAGCATTAAGTTTAATTTGACTACCTCCAGTGCCAGTTATTATATTAGCAAAACTTGTTGCAGTAATTTTAACCCACATTGATATAGTATGTGTTGTGCCTAAATCAATAGTTGAAAAATTAATAATATCACTTGTCCCATCAAAATTAAAACTCTGTGGATATGCTGAAACTGCATCAGGTATTTGCCAATTTCCTGAACTATCTGCTTCCCAGTTTGCTGATTGGTCTAACTTATACCAAGCTTTAAGATTACTTGCTTGAGGTTGTGTACCTGTTAGTGGAACTCCTGAATTGTATAGTGTAGTAACTTCTGTAGATGAAAGTTCTGCTTGCCATATTTGAGCATTGCTTATTTTGCCATCTGCATAAGTTGTGCTAAAGCTACCAATTCTTAATTCACTTGTTGTATTACTCATAGCTGTATAAGAGCCACTTGTAAAGGTTGAATCATCTACTCTTATTCCATTTATATAAATTTTTATACCATCTTGTGCGTTAGTACCACCAACTCCATTGTATGTAGTAGTTATATGCATCCAATCATTACTTGTTGTTGATGTGTTATAATATCTACCTCTATAAGCGCCATTATCATCATATAATAAAAGATAAATTTTATCTGGTGAAAAGCCAATAGCATATTCCCTTAAAGATCCAGAAGCTCCATATTTTGATAACACAACAAAATTTGTGATAGTGTCCATTTTAATCCAAGCACTAACACTGAATGCTTCATCAGTAGTACCATTGCCAAAACTAAACGCATCATTATCACCACAATCTATATATTGTGAGCTTGAAGAAACAAAATCAAAAACACTTGCATCTTCTACAGCTTCATTTGGTTGTGTAAGGGGATTAGAAGCACTATTGTCTCCTAAAGGATAGAAAGCTACAGGTTGAGGTTTTAAAGCCATAGGATTGCCTGCACCTAATGAACTGCTACCATATAAAGTGCTTATTTGTGTAGAACTTAAAGCATAGTCAAAAACTGCAAGTTCTGAAATAGAGCCATTCATATAGTTTTGAGTGCTTCCATTATTATTTAAAGCTCCTATATATAAATTTCTTGTGCTTGTTACAGTTTGTCCACTTCCAGAAGATTGTGTTAATTTTAAATCTCCATTAATATAAATTTTATGAGTAGTTGAACCATCAAATGTAAAAACAATATTTGACCAAACATTTAAACTAACTTCAGTTGCTGCTTCTGTATTGTAACCATTATCACCTGTTGCTGTTCCATAAGCATAAGAGGCATAACCATTTAACACCCTAAAATACCATCTGTTGCTTGTGTCCATAGCACCAATTATATTTAAATTTCCACTAATGTCAGGATTTACCCAAGCAGATACAGTGTAAGCATTATTGCTACCAACTAATGAATTTGGAGTTATTCCAATATTTATAAACTCATTACTTCCATCAAAATCTAAACCATAGTTATCACTCTTACTACTATTCTCTTGGTTTGGTAATCTCCAGTTGCTTGCTATGTATTTTGTACTCATAATTTAATCTCCTAATCTGTTCCAGTATTGTAATGAACTTGAATTTGTATAATTTCCTGTATTTGTGCTTAAATCTAATACCTTGCCTGTGTTGTTGTTAGTAGCATTGTAAATCTCTGCTATAGCATCTGAAGATAGTGCTGTGTTCCAAATGGCTACCTCATCTATCTTGCCACTTGCATTACCTGAAGTACCAGCTGAATAAATCAATGCACCAATATTTACTTGCTCTATTGTAATGTCATCCCACCATTTAGTTTTATTAGTTGATGTTGTAAAAGTTTGTGCTGGTTTGCTTCCATTTACATATAACTCTGGTTCAGTACCATTTTGTGTTATTACAATATGATGCCAAGTATTATCTGAAAAAGCAGCAGCATCAGTTTGTAAAATCCAATTATTTGAATTATTATCTTTTAATTGTGCATAAAACTTACCATCTGTTATGTTATACATAGCAAAATAATCATTTGTAACTGTAGTACTTGCTACACTTAATAAACAATTACCTGAAGATGGTGTTGCATCTACTGGTTTCCACCACATTGAAATAGAACCAACTGTTAAAGATTGTAAAGTAGAACTTAATGAACTTGCATTAACATAATTAGTTCCATCAAACTCCATACTAAAGTTATTAGCAATAAATGGAGAAGCTGTAACTGCTAAACTCTGTGATGAACTAACACCACTAACAGTATAAGTAATTGTGTAAGATTGAATAGTTGAAGCATCTAAATCTATTGTACCTGTTGAGGTATTTATACTTAAACCAGTTGGTGTAGCACTAAATGTACCTCCTGCTGTTCCTGTAATAGTTGGTGTTGGGTCAGCTTCATCTTGATGAAAACTACTTGCAGAATATGAGAATGCAGCACTTGTACCTACTAATGATGTTTCACCTGCATAACTATCAGCATATATTGAACCAGCATCAATAGTATTCTGATACTTTCCAAAACCATTAGTGTTGTTTTGTGTTGCTTGCCCCCATCCATTTGTTACTGCCATAATCTATTTTTTTAAAGTACCCAACCTCCAAAATCTGCTTTGTAATCTGGTGAAATATCACCATTGCTATTACTTGTGTATTCAGGAAATTTCTCTTGGTTAAAATTCATGTAATCTATAAATCTGTTTGTATAAAACTCTGCTGTAGTTCTTGCTCTTTCTATTAAGCTATCAACATGCTCTTTAGTCAATGCTGTGCTATTTTCAGGGTTTTTAGTATATATACCACCATTGGCTATGTTAACTCCTGCAAAAGGCAAGTATTCTACCATACTCCAGTGCATTAACATTGGCTTTATGTAATCATTTACTAATGCTAAGTAATCTCCTGCTAATGTTTGTGGGTCTGCTGTAATATCATTCTGTAGCTTAACATATAAATCAGTTCCTAAGTAATTCTGTATATGTATATCTTGCGCCTGATTGATAAAGGGAAGCAGTTTGTCAGAATCAATCGCTCCATTAGCAGCAGTAAATACTGATATATCATGTCTTGTTACAAATAATGCTTTACTCATTTCTTATAGTTTGGATGATGACCATTGTTAGGCATGTTAATAGGTGCTTTAACTGATTGCTTGCTTCCTACAGGGTTTTTCTTATAACTCTTTGGAAATGCTCCTTTTTTGATTGTTTTATAATCACCTAAATCTTTGCTTCCTTTGTCATCTAATTTTTTTACTTTATATAGTACCTCTTGCCATTTATGCTTGCAGTAAACACCGCCTTTAAATCTAAACAAGTCATACTTCTTGCCTTTGTGCATAGGTAGTTCAGCAGCTTTAAAATTCATTTCTCTGCTTGCTTTATCTATATCTTCTATTCTATATACTATACCCTGTCTTGTTCTTGACATCATTTCTTCACAAAACTTTCTACTCTTGTTGCCTGATTTATTAGGTCTCCTACTACCTTTTACATACTTGTATCTTACTTTATAGTAACTTGCATCTAAATATGAAAACCCATCTTCTTTGCTGTCAATGCTTAGTTTAATCATATCTTTTGCCCAATCCTCAACACTTTCATTCTCTTCATCTACATCTCTAATATCTACCATTTCATATTCATCACTATCCATTACCTCACCCTGTAGCACAGATAAAACACCATCATAAACTTCATCAGGCATATCACTTAAACAATGCTTATGGGTTGACATTTCTAACTCTGCTTGTTCTTCATCTGCTTTAACACCTGTTTCCTCTTCTCTTTGTTCCTCACTAACAACATCATCAAGCTCCATAAACTCAAGTGGTTCAAGTGTCTTAAAGTATAAGTTTAATGTTATATTGTTGTAAGCTAAAATTTCATCAAGTGCATCAATAATTAAATGCTGGTAAGGTTTTATAACAATGTTATCAAATAACAAAGTTGCATTTTTAATTTCATCAGCATTAGATGAAAAACCATTTGCTGAACCTAATCCAATTAATAAAGGTGATGTTACTCTATGTGTTACTAAAATCTTTGTTTGACATTCTGTAGATAAATACTCATAGTGTGCTGGAGCATCATTTAAAGGAATGTCATCTACTGTTGTCTTGCTTTCTGCATTGTTGTTAAATGCTATAATGACCTTCTCCCCATAGCTTCCTGTGAGTTTTGAAAGTACATCATTTTTTATTTGTATTTGTTTCTCTCTGTCAGGAACGCCATTATTGAAGTTGACTACCTTAGTGCCTGAAAAGCCATTCTGAGTGTCATTAATTAAATAATCTGCAATCTCTTTTTCTAACACAGCATAAGCAGTTTGATAATCTGCAGGACTGTAATAGTAAAAACCTGTCAAGCTTCTTTTAACAATGTATATTTCATTTTGAGCGCCACTACCAAAAACAGGAAACTTTTTTAGTTTTGTGTTTCTTGTTACTTTACTCCAATCAGGTGCATAATAATAGTTTTTAATCTCACCCTTATCATTCATCTTTTCTGCTCTTAATGTTTCTCTTGGAAAGTGTGTAATTGCAGAAATCTTGTTTTTATTGTATGTAATTTGAAAAGATGCCTCACCTAATAGTTTTAAATCTTGTGCAACACATCTTAAATCATTTGGCTTCAATAAACTCTTCATCTGTGCATACTGCTCTGGCTTTTCATTTGAATCAGTAGCATCTATGCCTTTGCCATAAATTAAATTAACAACACCATTTATTACAGCATTGTTAGTTGTGCTATCCATGTAAGCATCTATAAGAGTTTGATAGTAATCATTGTTTTCACCTATGCCAACCCAATTTCTATTACGCTCTTCTGTAATAGTTGGTCTTTCATATTGATTTAATTGTATTAAGTGTAAATTATCCATAATAAACAAATTCATTGTTTCCTGTACTTTGTTCTATATAAACACCATTACTAATTTCATAATCACTAAGTGTTTGATCTGTACAGTACATTTTATCTTTAAATATAACAATTCCATCAGTAGTGTTAGTAATAGTAATTGTATAATAATTATTTTCTACTAATGCTTGTGTAGTGCTGTATTGATAGTAATAGTCCAATTCTGTAAATGTTGCTGTGCTATCAGTCAATATAACCTTGTTTTTTGCTTCACTTTTAATTACTAAACTATACACTTTTGCACCACTTATAGTTTGTCTTGGTATAAAGTTAATGTTTCTTGTGCCTGTTTTAGTTAGTATCTGCATAATTTTTTAAAAAAAGAAGGTGGCCTTTTAAAACCACCCTCCACAATCAACTATATATTATGAATCACACTATTGAATTAGTGTCTTTTTTTAGCTATTTGTTCCTACTGTTACAGTTACAGTTGCAGAACTCATACCAGCATAAGGATCAGCAGAAGTTGCACTTTGTATGAAGTTAGCAGGTTTTGCTTCTTGTGCTGTGAATGTAAGTGTATAACCACTTAAATCGCCAAATGCTGCTCCACTCGCTATTGTACCACCAGATACCTCACAACCATGTACTAATCCAAATTGCATAAAGTTTCCATTTCTATCCTCAAGACAGATATGCGGTCTACCGTAAGCCATCAGTTTTAATTCTGCATTATCTTCTTTAGATAATTTAGGAAATTGTAAGCTAATACTTTGTTCAAAAAATGTTGTTCCATTCTCACGTGAGCTCGTAATAGTTTGCTCAAATGAGTTAGTACCATGTAAGTCATATTGAAATGCTGTAAAGGTTCCAGTCATGTCTGTGATTTGGTCAGCAGATTCAGTTACTGTTCCTAAATCTCCAAAATCTACAAACCAAGCACGAACTAACCCTCCAACTACATCTTTACATGGAACTTTGCGTCCTTGTGTTAAATCGCATGCCATAATTTTAAATTTAAGTTAAGAGAGCATTCCAGCCCTCTTGTTATTAATCAATCTTAGGCGTAAATAACTACATCTGAAGTAATACCCATTTGTACACCAGCTGTGAATCGCATAACCAATCTAACATTTTGAGAGCCATCTAAATCTCCCATATCAATAAGTTTTACCTCGTTATGATCTGATAAGAGACCTGTGCCAAAGTACATGTTACTTTTTTGTGCTGCCATCATAGAATCATCAGGTAAACCAGAAGCAATTACACATTTAACACCATCATAAGAAAGTGCACCATTGTTCCACCATTGAGTACCCTGTGCATTAACACCAGCAGCACCTAAGCCATTAGCACCAAAACCACCAAGAGCTCTTACGTATAATTTAGCTGCTTTTCTTGATAGATAAATATATAAATCTTCTTTTCCATATACTGCACTTGGTATAGCATCTACTACCTTACCAATTTCATCAATGATGTTAGCAGCAGTCAAAGGTGAACCAGATACAGAAACACATCCTGAACCACCAGCAGTAGCTAAGTAGTAGAATCCATCAAATTCTCCAGCATTTCCTGTTTGTCCTGACCAAATGTTTTGTTCTGTCTTTTCAGCTACTAAGCCAGCTGCATGACCAATAATAAAATCAGAAAAATTAGGTGGTAAATTATCAAATGCAGAATATCCCATCTGAACCGCTTCCCAATCACTTCTAAAATCTTTTTTACATAATTCAAGATTTACTTGGAATTCTTCTGGTTGTAATATTCTTTCAGTAAGTGTAACAGTACCTGTTGCTGTAAAATCACAAGTTGCATCTTTGATTACATTTGCGTCAGTTGCTACTTTCTTTAAAACCTCTTTGTACTTTACATTAGGTTTTACAGTTATTAAACCGTTTTCAATTGTTGAACCACTAAGTAATGCTGCAGAAATATACTTTCCTGCAAATTCTCCAGCATACGTAGAGGTTATCGAAGTTGTTGTTGCCATTTTGTTTTTATTTAATTATTGTTAAAAATTTTACTGTAAACTCTATCCATAGTAGTTGTTGTTCTACTTCCAGCAATTTTGAAATTTACTTTGTTATCAACCTCTGCTTCAGGATTGTGTTTTACAGGAGCAGTTTTTTCTTCAGAAAGATTTACTTCTTGTTTAGTTTCTTCCTTACTTTCTTCTTTCTGCTCACTCATATCTTCTTTTTTCTTTTTATGATCCATTGCTTCAATCATGGATTTTAGTTCATCCATTGCAAGTGCAAACTCTTCTCTTGTTACATATTGCATTTCTTCTTTTTCTTCTTCCTTTAATTCAGTTTCTTCAGTAGATTCTTCAGCAACTGTTTCTTCAGAAAGTTCTTCCTCTGCTTCTTTTTCTTCTGTTTCAGCAGATTCTCTAATACTATCAATGATGCCTTCTTCAACAACAGATAGCACTCTACCATCTTCTAAAGCATATTCACCTACAGGTAGTGCAATCTCTCCATCTTCTCCTTTAATGAATACTGCATTACCTTTAGTAAATTCTTCTGATACTAAAATAGTACCATTTTCTAATGTTATTTCTGCTAATTCTACTGTTTCAGAAAGTTCCACACCAACAATATTTTTGATTTTGTTTAGTATATCATTTGCTTTCATAGTAAATATTTATTAGTAATGTAAAAAAATGTGTATAGTGTTATGTGTTTTTACAATATTTATTTTATACTTTGCCTACTCCCTGTGCTTGATGTGAACCATCACAGCATTTACTGCTATAAGTATTGTCTTTACATAAGCAACCTCTTTTGCTATTTGTAGGTGAGGTTCTGCTTGGTGTTTTAAATTTTTTTCTTCTCATTTTATTTTATTTTTTTACACACTTACCGTCTTTTTTTTTGTAACCCTTTGGACATTTATGCTTATATAATGTATGCTCTTTGCAGGGCATGTACCATTCTTTATTTTCATACTCATGCACATGAAAACCCTCACAACCAATGTTCTTAGCCATCTCTTCAGCTTTCTCTTGTGTGCTATACGCTAACCTATCATCAATAATTGCAAAATTGTCATCAACTACCATAGACGCAAGATTAATTTCTCCTAATTCTTTTAATTTGCTTTCAGACCATCTTAGCCCTGCTTTACCACCCCATAGTAAATAGCTAATAGTACCACATGCTTCTTTATCAGCTTCATCATAGTATTCAGCAGCCCTACTTAAATAGCTATACATTCTTTTAATAGTTTCTAAGCTAATGTTCTCTTTGTTTGCTAATTGTTGTGCTCTAATTTTGCCTACCTGTGTAGCGCATTTATTGTTAACCTTTTCATTAAATTTAATACCTCTTTTAGCATTATTAGCAACTCCTGATGGATAATCATTGTATGTTTCCAATGTAATTTTTTTGCCATTTTTAGTTCTTTTATCTTTTTTAATTAGTGCTTTAATATTGCCTAACATATATTCTGCTTCACTTTCTAAAATGGCTTCCATCTCTGCTTTTAAATTAGGTTTACTAATCTTAGCTCTATCTGCAAAATATCCCTCAATACTAAAGCCCTTGACCTTACCTGTTTTTACATAGTCATTCCAAACCTCATCATTTTCTACTTTCATAGAAATCATCCAAGTTCCTTCAACTACATCAAAACCATACTTCTTGCTCTTGTCCATTTCAGGGTCATCAACTATCCAGCTTTCTACAACTGATAAGCCATTTATTTCCATGTTGTGTTCTAAGGTTGCATTATTCTGGTTGCCATTCATAAAGAATAATTCACTTGCTCTTTTAACTGTATCTTTACTAAAATACACATAAAACATAGTATCATTACGCTTTCTAAATATTGGTTTATTTGGAACCAGAGCCGCTCCAAGAAGGATTCTTTTTTCTTCATCTATTTTTGCAAACTTAATTTCTTGTTTACTAAGTGTTATCCACTCTTCTTCAATGGCTGGGTTCTCTACCAAACTAACTGCTTCTATTCCAGTCAGTTCATCATTTTCATCTAATAATAATTCTATAATTTCCATATCATTTATTTTTAACCACCTCCTAATGTGGCACTTGTTATTATTCCGTTGTCTAATTGTTGTGCAGTAGTTACGTCTTGCGCTACTACATAAGCTTGTATTGGTTGGCCTAATGCCCCTGCAATTTGGTTAAATGCACTATCGCCAACTACGTTAAACTGTGGTGCTTGTGATTCACTTACTCCTGATGGACTACTTGCGCTTGGAGAGGTAGCACTACTTAAACTTGGTTGAAACTTCTGTGCTGCAATAGTTGCTATTTGAGCAGCACTTGTAGTTATAGCAAAAGCAAGTGAAGCAATACCAGCAGGGTTAGGCACAGGTCCAATAGCTACAGGTGATTGTGATAATGAACTTGTTATTGCTTTAGCGCCATCAATTACAGCCATTCCTAATTGTAAAGCTTTATTGAATTTAAATTGTTTTTTAGCCATTTCTTCTTCCTCTTTACTTCCCTTTTCTAAGTTATTCATTTTGTGAGCAAAAACTGCATCACCTATTGCTTGGGTAGCGTTTGCTGCCTGTGTAGCAAGATCAAGAAGCTTGTTAATGTTGTCAATTTCTTCTAATCTTGTTTTTTCATTGTCTTTGCGAATATTTTCATTTGATGCTAACTTAGCAGCCTCAAGTTCTTTGTCAAGCAAAAACTGTTCCTGTCGCATACGCTCTAAAAACTCATTGTAAGCAATCTCTGCATCTACTTTAGCTTGTGTTCCAGCTTTTACTGCGTTTATGTTGTTTTGTAATCTATCGCCCTCAGTTTTTAATTCTTCATCATGTATTTTTTTAAGTAGTGTAAGTCTTTCTAAATCTGATTCCTTTTGTTCGGCATCAAATTTTTGTTTTTCAAAATGTAGTGCTGATTCACTTTCTAACCTTGATTTAATCATTTCAAGTGCTTCAATATCAAGAGCAGCTTCATTTGTTTTTTGTTCACTTCTTAAACCTGTTATTGTGGCTTGAACAGCAGCCAATTCATTTTCAGCTTCCATTAAGGCTTTTTTTGCCTCCATATTATGCTTGTCTTTTTTTATTTCTGCTTGTGCTGATCTTAAAGAAATTTGAGCATTCTCAAGCATTTTTTTTTGTTGCTTGTCAAGTATTTTATTTAATTCTTCATTGGCAGCCCTTCTTTCTGATATACTTTTTCTAACATCATCTCTTATTTGTCTTTGCTGTTCTGCTTGTCTGTCGTATTTTTCAATTAAACCTGCGTTTGCTACTGCTGCTAATTCAGCTTGTTTTCTTAATTCTACATTTGTTTTAGCTGTTTCAAAAGATGCTTTTAAATTTATTTTACTAACTTCTTCAATCACTTGTGAACCTATTTCACCAGCCTCGCTAATTGCTTCACCAAAATTGTTTACTATATCTTTACCAGCACCAATTGCATCTTTTCCAATTTCAACAACATTATCTTTTATTTCTGATAGCTGTAATTTTAGTTCTTCAATTTTTTTCTCATCATTGCCACCAAAAAATGATTGTTCCCAAGCCAATTGTGCCCCAACTATGGCAGCTCGTATTCCTTGAAAAGCTAATTTAATTGGTGTAAATGATAATGTTAATAAACCATTCAAAACCTTTCCAAGTGCATCAAAGTTTTCAGTTGTTTGACTTACGTTATTATATACGGTTTCTATAGCGTTAGCAAACTCACCAAACACAATTGCAACAGTCTCAAATGCTATAGAGAAACCATCTACAACCTTTTGATTAGACATTAACAACTCTTTTAACAATGCAAGGCCAGATAAAAGCAAACCAATACCAGCTGCTTTAATAGCAACACCCAAAGCTTTAATGCCACCAGAAAACTTTTTGGCTCCTTGTTTAGCACCTTCAAAACCTTTTTTAAAAAAACTTGTTTTTTTGCCCTCTGAGTTAACTTCTTTTAAATTATCATCTGTTTCTTCTAAATTTTTATTTAAATCTTGAACAGATTCATTTGTTTTGTCAATGTTTTTTGTTGCATCTCCAGTTTCTACATTTATTTCATAATTTACTTTTTTCATTCTTTAAATCTTAATTGTTGTAAACCCTCTTTTATACTCATAGGTATTTTGTTTTTACCCAAAGCAATGTTTATATGTTTATCATATAATTTATTCTCTTTGCAAAATTCTAATGCTTCTAATATTAGTTTCATGGTGCTTCATTTAATAGTTCAAACTCTGTTTCTCCACTTTGTAGTTTTGTAGTCATGCTATTTATAGTAAATAATCTTGTTCCTACTATAACCTTATCATCAAGTGTTAGTTGCAACAATATCTTAAGTGGTAGTGTTGCACTATATCTATATAATCTTGTTTTCTTATTAAATACTCTTGTAATGTAGTTTTGATAGTTTTTTAAGAACAATGAATTGTTTTGACCAGCATAATCAGTAAGGTTGTAAGTATCTATCTCACTACCAAAGTTGAGGTTGTATGTTGGTGCTGTTCCTACACTACCTAATTCATTAGCATGGTGTGGCATAAAGTAATTGCTTAATTCAAAAATGTCTGTTGAATTGCTACTTGCTAAAGCACCATAAGTATCAGGTCTTGTATTGTACACAAAATTTATAGTATCACTAATACTTGTTCTTTGAATACCATAAAATAACAATGGCTGCCCTATACTTGCATTTAATTCTTCATCTAAAAAGCAACCTGTCTGCACATCTGTAAAAGCATTAGTTGTTAAATCACTTAATCTGCTAAACAACATGTGTTCAAATGGTGCAGTTACTTTATATATTTTATTATCAGTTAAGTCAGTTTTGTATTCTACCTCACCATACTTTCTATTGTTAGTATTGAAAAACCTTTGTGCTAATATGCTTTTAGGTTCTGCATATTCTAAATCTATTTCACTAAATGGAATTGTTTTACCTACTGAATGTGTATCTGTTTTTATGTATTCTGTTATATCATGTGTTTCACCACCAGCAAAGAAATCATCTAATCTTCTTACTACTATCTCACCATTAAAATCTATATAAGAAGTTAAGTTAAACATCTTAAATATCCCATTTAGAAAATCTAATATTTTGATATCAGGTATTTGGTCTGTAATATTAACATCTGCTGAAGTTGTTATTGTTGAAGAGTTAGATGTAAAATTACCAGCAAAGGTATCATAAGTTTGTGTACTACTATTAAATACAAAATGCTCACAATCTATTTCTACTCCAAATTGTAAAGTACTATTTGATTTAACTCTTGTTGTTAGTGTAAATGATTGTGTTTGTGTTATTGGATTTGGTGTGCTATATCCTAAACTTATTGCAACTGATTGTGTTCCTGTAACATCTTCTTTAGTTGCTAATATCTCACCTGTATCTTCATTTATAATTTCTAAAGTATATATTGTTGTGCCTACTGTTGGTGTAACTTGTGTTGTGTATGAAAAGCCCTCTGGTTGTCCACCTGTGTTATTATCACTAAAATTATAACTTCCATTTAATGTAGCTGGACCAATAGGAGGTGAACCTGACTCAAAATGACTACACACAGCAGAGGGTGCTCCAGTACAAGTAAACGTAGCATCATTAACAAGTTTAAAGTTTGGTGCTACCATTTTGCCTTTAGCTCTATGTAGCCACATATATAAATTGCTAACATTAGCACTATCAAAAAATTCACTTGATTTAAAAGTAAATCCATACTTTTCACCAATTGCTTTTACAATATGTTTAATTAATATAGCTGGTTTTAAATCTTCAGGGAACACACCTCTCTTGCCTCTGTTTGCTGTATTGCCATAGCTAATGTTTAAACCACTATCATGATTGCTTGTATCATCATAAATGTATTGTTGGCTGTGTGCTATTAGTGGATATATAATTGCATCAGGATATGAAACAGAACTTACTGTGAAATTTATACCATTTTGTAAAGCATCTTTTACATTTACATCACTTGCTACATGGTTAAAGTTGTTAAGCCAATCTAATGTTGTTAAACTATCTTCACCTATTAAATCATTTAGCTTTACTGTGTTACCAAAGAATGTAATCTTATATAAACTTGGTTCACCATGTTTCATAGTAACACTCTCTAATCTTATCTTACCCTCTTTAAATGCAAAGTGATTCAACTCTATTCTTGCATTAGCCATTATCTGATTATCAAAACCCTCTACATCTGGGTTGTACCAATACTTAAATATCTTGTTGTTTGTTTTGCTTGCAGGCAAGTTGAATGTTCTACTATAATCAGTAAATACTTTGTCAATGCTTTTAACATCTTGTATTACCTGTGTAAGTGTGATTAAATCCTCTTCCATTAAATCAACTCTTACATAATCTTGTGCAGTAGTAGTTGTTCTAAGTTGAGGTTGTATATATAGTATAATCTTTTGCATTATCTAATGTTGTTTACTAAATCAAATGCCATTTCAAAGTTCATAGTGTAGTTTATCATTCTATCATTTAATCCTGTCTTATAAACAAAGTTGGAATCCTTTAAGTTTACTGGATATACAACACCAGCTGCATCTGTTAACCAAATGTTTTCACTTACCATTAACTCTTCAAAATAAACATTGCCTGTTTCACTAACAAAGCCACTATTTAATGTTATTGATTCTGTGCCATTTACATTGAATGTTTTTTTAGCATGTGCTGTAGTAGAATAAGAATTATAAGTAATTGTTTCTGTACAATCACTACCCTCTTCAGGTGGTTCTAATGAAACATCTCTTGCTTTAAAAATACTTCTATTATATTGTTCACTTCTTGTATCTAAACTTTCAGTAGATTTCTTAAAGAAGAATATATCTTGTAAAGCTCCCCACCTGTTTAAGAATGTTACTTTAAATACCTCATACTTGCACTCAGATATTTCTTTTAGTGTAATTGATTTAGTTGATGAAGTATCATAAGTTACTATAACCTCATCATAACTTTGTGCTGCTGTGTTTACTGTACCATATTTTACTTTCTGATTCTGATTTCCATTGTCAGTAAAGTTAACAGTTGTTACTGTACTTCCATTTAGCTTCCAAGTTAATCTGCTTACTCTTTCACCATTGATAGGTAGAGTAATGTAACTACCTTTGTGATACTCTAAGTAATCAGCACTAATCATAGCTATTGGTTCTGTAGTATAGTTAACACCCTCTTTAAATTTGTTAAAACCTTCTTGTGCTAAGTATGTTGTGTCTGTTGCACTTCCTATTATAGTGCCATCAGCTTGCCTTGCTGTTGTAGATACATCAACCCATATAGATTGTGTTCTTGCACTTGTTGAATAAGTACCATTGAATGTTTGTATTAGGTGGTCATTCACTATTTCACTTATTTCAAATGTTGCTGATATTTCATTAGGTAGTATTTTTTTCTTTAATGTAAATGTTGCGTAAAGGTCATCACATACTGTAACAGAACCACTTACACCACCATGAATAGTTATTACTATTTGAAAATAGCTAAGTAAATCCTTATTTGGTGTGCCTGTTACTGGGTCATTACCTGTTACTTGTGGTGTTCTTATAAAGAATGGGCTTCTTGTTCTTATTATTGTACTCATATTGTTAAATTATCTTCAATGTATCCTGCAACTATTTCATCTCCATATTTATCTAAACCTCTTTCAAATGGTTTGGTAAAAAATAATGTTGCTCTAATTCCTTTCTTGTAAATGCTTCTTGCTATTAAAAATGTTAATGATTTATCTGTAATAAATCTTCCCTTTTTATCTCTACCTCTAATGCCTTTTTTCTTAATCCATTTATCAAATGCTTTGCTTGGTGGCATTTTATTTGTATACCTATAAGGGCTTCCTGATGTTGCTTTGTCTGCATAATGACCTTCAGCACCCCTTACACCTTGATCAATATATAATCCATATTCTAATCCTTCAAACTTTACTTTACCACCTTGTATTTTATAACTTAAACTATTATATAACCTGCCACTTGCCTTATTACCTTTTTTAGTAAGTTTGCTTCTTGATTGCTGTATTACATACTTTGCATACTTCTCTAATGCTTGTTCAAATTGTCCCATTAGCAATAAGTCATTTCAGTAGTTGTACCTATGTCAAATGTAACTGCCCAACCAGCTAACATGTTGTCAAATCTTTCTGTGAATGGTTCACAAGTAGCATCATTAATTAATTCAAAACCATCTCTATATGTATCTGCTTTTTGTAATCTTCTAATTACTCTTGTTGCTAAAGCAAGCTGTGTGTTTAGTATATCTTGTCTGTTGTCATTACCAAGAAAATAATCTCTTGTTTGTGAGTTGCTAATATCTACTAAGTCCATAAAGAATATAGTCATATTATGAACAACATAGTTGTTTTGTATTGTTGCACTATTTACCATGATATGACATAAAGGAAACAATGACTGCTTCTTTAGATCAATATCTGCAATATCACCAAAGGTAACCTGATGGTTAAATGGTTCTGCTTTAACTACATCTCTAATACTATCTATAACTTTGTAAAAACTTTTCATATTGATTTTATATATAATGGTGCATGCTTCCCTAAATCTTCAAGTATAAATTCATCTAACCAATCTATTGACTCATCAAAATCTGCATCTTCATCTTTCATCAATAAATCTAAACACTTCCAGTAGTTGTATACTGCTCTAATTGGTTTGTTAGTTGTAACACCCATAAATGCATCTTCAAACCCGTCAGCTAATATTACATACTCATGCTTATCTACTAATTCTTGTTCCATAAGTTTTTCTAATATTAGTTCTCTTGTCATTTCTTTATTTTATACATCTTCTTTTCTAACTCGTATTTATCTTTTTCAAATGCTAAATGTTGTAAACACTTATGTAAATTTAATTTAGTTACCTCGTCAAATTTCATAATATCTCCGTTTGAAATTGCATATATGGATTGATACCAACCCCATTTAGCAGCGAACCCCTCAGTCCCTGTGGCAACTTGACTTCCGACTGATTGGCCAAATAATTCAGAATATGCTTCTGCAATTCCATTTTTAAATTCCAAAAAAAAACAAGGGATCCAAATACAATGTCTAAACTAATATTTTGTAAATCATATTTATTAGCACTTTCATAATCTTCTATTAAATACTTTTCTTTCTTTTTATATATTATTGGTCTAAATAAAACGCTCATTGCTTTGTGCATGTTTTGCCAATCAGACATATATGTATCTAAATCTATATATTCACCAAAACTCATATCATCTAATTTTGGTATAAAACCAAACTGTTTATGATTGTGATCAAACTTAGTTATTAGTTTGCAATCATTTGTAAATAATTTATTTATTGATGTACATATTTCACTAACATCAGAAGCTTTCATTTGCAATACTTTCTTAAGTTCTATATTGCAAAATATTTCAATCATTTTTTGTTTTAGAAAATTATCTAATTTTTTATCTTCTGAAATCTTTAACCATTTCTGGTATTGTAATAATGTTATTTCACTTAGTGATTCTGGTATGTTAATTGTTACTTTCATATATATATAATGTAAAAAAAAGTGCTTAGTGTTATGTACAAATATTATCTTTTCTTTTCTTATCTTATCTTAATGCTTAAGAGGTGCTTAAGCCATGCTTAATAAATATAGTAATCACCACCACTTTGTAGTTGGTAACTTACTGCATATCTCAATGCATCAAGTGCATGATTGTAATTATCTACTGGTGTTTGTGATTTTCTTTCTAACCACACATAGTTGTTTAGTTCTTTAATTAAATCAGTACTATCACTATCTATTACTAAATCATAATCTTGTATCATACTAATACCATATGTTACACTACCCTGTCCTTTGATAGCTGGTACTATATTGCAATGTCTGCTTAACTCATTTATCAATCTTGGTTCAGCACTATCTGCTACTATCAAGTCATTGCCTGCATACTTTACATTTAGTTGTGCAAGTTCACTTGTAGTTAGTTTTGCTTTATAATAACATAGTTGCACATAGATAATCTTATTATTTTTATCTATTGAAATTTTGCAAAGTGTTGAAGGATCTTGAGCAAATCCAAAATCTTGTCCAAAAATTATTTTACCTACATACTTAAATTCACCTATGCTCCAATTAGAATATATAACACCTTCTGCTTTATCTAACCATGAACCCTGTATAGTATGCTTGTATCTATCAGGTCTTCTTTGCTTCATCTGCTCTATCTGCTCAATGTAGCTTTTGCTAAGATTATCTTTGTTATCTAAGTATGTAGTATGTATGTAAGTAGTATCATCTTTAGTAATGTTACTACCAGCTTGCACACCTCTTGCTTCATACCACCTTTGATAAATAAAATGCTCTTTAGTGGTTGGATTAAGTATTAGTATAATTCTATTCTCTTGTGCTTTGTTACGTACACTTAAATCTATTTTATCAAATGTATCTTCATCAACTAATTCTTCTGCTTCATCCATTACCCAAGTAGTAATACCCTGCAATGATTTAAGGTTTGCTGTTTGGTCTCCTGATGAGGTTTTGATACCTCTGAATATTATCTTACTGCCATTACCTCTGTTAATGATTTCATCTCTTGTTATTTTAAAATCATCTACCTTATCTAACAACTCTATCTTTTCTTTAAACTCTGGTATAATAGATATTGCTGCACTTCTTAATGTATATCTTGTAAATAGTATAGTAT